CGCCACCCGCAGTGGCAGCAAAACCCAATAGTATGAAGCATGGCGGTACTGTCGAAAAGACTGGACTTGCTTTGGTTCATAAAGGAGAAGAAGTAGTGCCTGATAAAGATACAGTCAAACTTTCGCACCATAGGGTTGTGATGCACTTGGCAAAAGGCGGTTTACACCGCGCCCTCCATGTCCCTGAGGGCACGGATATTCCTGAAGATAAGATTAAATCGGCTATGAACTCTGATAATGAGCACATTAGAAAAATGGCCTCTCTCGCCCACACGATGGCTGGTTGGCACAAGAAGTAACACGGTTGATCGGGGAGGATCATGCGTTTAGAAAATTTAGCAGTCCTGTATAACAGGCATAGGCATGATCTAAACTACCATTTCAAAGACCTAACCGACACAGATTTTGATATCTCGGCTGAGCGGAGTTTTGCTAAGCTGCCAGACAATCATAAATTGTTGGTACGTGATTCATTTGCAAAGGAATTCGGAGCATCGTCGTACGATGCTGTCCTTGCTGATGACAAGGCTAACTTCGACAAGGTATTGCAACGCTATAGGTTTTTGTCGCAGACTAATCTGTTTTTTCTTTGTCATCTGTTGGAAAAATACAACCAGACTACGTACTTCACTCATGAGGAAATATGCAACGCGCACTTCATTCAAAAGTCGCCACTGTTTCCTACATTCGAGCACTTTGCTAATCAGTACACGGATTTGAAAGAAAGTCTATTGCTGGTGCCAAGAGGCGGTTTCAAAAGTTCTATCGACATGGCTGATTGTGTGCAATGGATAGTTTGCTATCCAGCAATTACCATTGCTATCCTAACAGGAACCCTGTCATTAGCGAAAGACTTTGTTGGCGAAATCAAATATAATTTTACTTTGGAAGAGTCCTCTATGGTTGACTCCAAAGGGAAAATGGTATATGTTCCGCGTAAACTGTCTGACCGTGAGACTGGTGAGTGGAGCAACAGTTTGTTTCAGATACTGTTTGCCGAACATTGCATTAAACCCACTAAGGTCGAAGAAGGAACGCAGATCGAATTTCAGACTCCTGCGGGCGGAGACGAGAAAGAGCCTACTATCAGAGCGGTATCGATTGAACAGGCTTTATCGGGTACTCACTTTTGCGTCATGAAACTTGATGACGTGGTGACCAACGAGAATAGTCAAACACTTGATCGCATCTTAAAAATTAACAAGCAAATATCCATCAACAAGGCCATGCTTCATCCGTACGGGATTTTTGATGTCATTGGCACTTGGTATGACGAGACAGATTACTACGGCTTGACTATCAAACATGAAGAGAAGGTCGCTATTGAAGAGGGCTTGCTTGAGAATATTCGCGGCTCGGTCGATAGCGGGCGCTTCAACAGTCATGTTGCATGGAGGGTTTACCTGCGTGCTGCATGGTGGCCGACCGAAGAAGCTGAGAAAGCCGGAAAGATCGAAGAGGAGATGAAACGTGAGGATTGGGTACTCTGGTTCCCAGAGCGACTCACTTACACGTTTCTAAAGAAAGAAAAACGCGATGAAAAGTCTGAGGGTGGCTTCGAAATAAAATACCTTAACAATCCAAGAAAGATTAATAAGGTCAAATTTCCCCGTGAACTTCTTGTTCGACGCACCATACCTCATACGCAATTTCCACAACAGAGAGGTGTTATTGTAACTACAGTAGATGCGGCCTATTCTACAAAGAATTGGGCGGACTACACGGTTATCATCACAGCGCTCATCTTTGGTGGACGCTTCTACATTTTGAACATGCGTCGGGGCCGTTTCAGCGAATACGAACTTCCGCAGGTGATTGCTTCGGTGGGTTATAAATGGAAACCGAAGCGCATTGCTATCGAAGATTCTGTTGGCGTCAAATGGCTACAGCCTGAAATACGGCGCGAAATGGCTAAGTTAAGAATCAGCATTCCTTTGGAATTTTGCTCACTTGGTCTTGGAACCAAGAGGCGATCCAAACTAATGAAGGCCAAGCCGGTTGCGAGACTGCTTGGTGACGAGCGGCTACTTTTCCTCAATTCCTGCGAAGGGCTTGAAGAGATTTACAATGAGCTTGAAAAGTTCACCGGCACCGATGGCGATGCGCACGACGATATCGTGTCGGCAATCTCACTGTTGGTGGATCAGTTCATTGGATATGCCGACATGGATTCTAAGATCAACACTATAGACATGGATTATGTGTCCGATCAGAAATCAAAGGCGCAGCACGATTTGGTTTATTGCCTCGGAAAGTATGCACGGTTGAATGAGAACGGTAACTCAATTGACGACAATCCAGTGTCAACTTTTGAACGGGAGCAGTCTGGTTCTGTAGTCATGAGTAATGAACCGTACTTTGACCCGCTGGGAGATTTGAACTGATTACCGAAGAGTCCAAGGAAAAGATGAGACATAAAGCACGCCTGTCTTGGCAAAGGCGAAAAATGGAGGCACAAAATGCCACAAATTCCTGCTGACAGTGGGAACGCAAATCGTGACCTTCAGGTTACGGACTACAAAAAAGATGGGGAACTTAAAAGTAAAGGTGCAGAACTGGCGTTGGTAGTTGGTTCCGCATCGCAAGCTGAAAACTTTATTTCAAATAAGCAATGGGGATTACTTTGGAGGGACTCGGATTTATTGTTTCAGAGCCCGCGCCCTTAACATACAGGGGGCTATTAATAGCTTAATTAGTTATTGGTAGAAAATCTTTTCTAATTGACTTGAACGCTGAAATGCCAACAAGGGCGAAGCCGAAAGGCACGCTGAGAGACTAAACGAAAAGACACCGAAAGGTGATGCGATAGTCCGCTCTTATAGGAATTAAAACTATAAGAGGTAAGCAGAAATGACTTACCACTGAGTAATCAGTTAACAAATTTGGATGTCGGTATTTGAAAACACGTACATACTTGAGCCTTAACGTCTTTATAATAACATAGACATGGGGCCTACTTATAGAGATATAAGATAGAAAACTTTCTTTAATTGACTTGAACGCTGAAATGCCAACAAGGCGGAAGCATGCTGAAAAGCTGGGCACCGTGAGAGACTAAACAAGAGAGCATCCTGCGAGGGATGGTGCGATAGTCCGTTCTAACGGGAATAATAACCGTTAGAGGTAAGCAGAAATGACTTATCACTGAGAAATCAGTTAACAAACAAAGAATGTCCAAAGATTTACCGTCGCTAAAGTAGTCAACGCAGTAGTTCCTCAGTTGTATAAGGGATTGTTCTATGAAGACCCGCCAATGGTCCTTCGTCCAAGGCCGGGTACAAGCCAGAACGTAACCGATGCTAAGACAGCACTGTTTGCAACACTGCTGGAGCAATGCGATTTCAAGACCGAAACCAAATGGGGCCTAGAACAGATGGCCCATCAAGGTACAGGCATCTGGAAATGGGGCATCACATACAAAAAGATTATTACTCGTAAGCGTGTTGCTTCTGTCGATAAGATGATTAGCGGCACTCCGGGTAATACAGAACAGGTTAACATTCCGAAGGATACACCTCCGGTTATTACCACTGATATTAGATTCGTTCCTAGACCTTTCTTCGAGGCGCGTGAGCTTAGTAGAGTCCTTGTCGATCCACACACAGAGCAAGGTGACATTCAACGTGCAAAATATGCCATCGATGTTCGCTACATGGACTATTACGGACTGAACGAACTGAGACAGTCCATTGATAGCCTACCTGAAGGCCATTTGGATAAGAAAGGATGGAACATACCTGCTGAAGCTGAGTTGAGAAGTTGGTGGATGCCCCCTACAGACGCAGGCATGCCGCAGCAGCTAGTTTCGGATTCTGCCGCATTCATTAAAGGCGTTGTGCATCACGCACAGGAGCCGAATACACAGAATTCACCGGATTTACTATTCCGTAAGTTTGAAGTGTTGGAGTATTGGGATAAGAATAGAAAGATTCTGGTCATAGATCGTAAAAAAGTCATCTATGCGGGGGATAACCCATTCGGGCAGTTGCCTTTCTTTTCGGCTAATTGGTGGAATCGTCCAAGGGCTTTTTATGGTATGGGTCTCGGCCTCATTGTCGGACAGAACCAGCGTGTAGATCAAGGTGCTATTAACAGCATATTGAAGATTCTATCCTTTGGGGTGAATCCGATCTACTTACGTAAACGTGATTCAAACTCACCGACGCAGATGATTCGCACTGGGTTGGGGCGTATTCTCACCGTTGACGGCGAAGTAAACGACGCCTACGGATTGCTGGCAACTCCTAAAGTTCCCAGCGATGTCTGGTCTGCTTTGGCTGAATCTGAGAAAGCGACTGAATCCAGTTCGGGTGCCGATCAAACTCTTGTACAGGGGTCTTCGGCAGGGCCGAGATCGGGTATGGGACGTACAGCGGCGGGCGCTAATAATATGGCGAACGCCAGCGCGACACGTCTTGACGGTCCTTTGGATAACTTTATCGAACAGGTATTCAAACCGTTTCTTTACGTTCTCGATATGCTTGTATTTACTTACTTCTCCGATGCCGAGATATTCAAAATCCTTGGCGAAGAGATGGGTAAAGATTTTGAAGTCAGTCTTCAGGAGTTTCACGACGCACGTATAGAATTTGAAACGCTTGCGGGTGCAAGTCTTGCTGCAAAGCGCACAATGGCGCAGTCCATGACCATCATCGAGCAGGTTTTTACGAATGCAGCGATCATGGAGAATCTGGCCGACATCAACGAAGAGTATATCGACATAAAACAGATTCTGAAGATGTGGCTCCAGTCTACTGAGTGGAAAGACTTCAACGATCTGATTAAACCGTTAACAGCACAGATGAAACAGAAACGTGCGGCTCAGCAGCAGCAGGCTCAGCAGCAGAATAAAACACAAAGTCAGATGCAACTGAATCAGCAGAAAGGAGCAATCCAAGCTAACTTGGATAACTCAAACGCCGATAGGCGGTTCCAAAAGGACATCGTTCTCAGTGCTTTGAAAGGCAGCGGTGAGTCGGAAGCCGATACAGGGCAACCGAGTGGCACCGGCTTAGAAAGCTCTGAGACATTTGGACAGTAAGTAGTGGATGCTCATATAGGGTCAGTTAACCGCTGACCCCGCTCCTTGGGAGGGGAAGCGAATGTTTATAAATATAAGGTTATTTTTTGAATGGTTAAAGGGTCACTTTTTTGAAAGTTACATTAATTTCAAAAGACAGCCCGAAGCCAAAATTCAAGTTGCACATGGTTGCGGTCAAGGTGGTATGTACGCTATGCTTGAGCATAGCTTACAAAATGGTGATATATGGGTTCGTTGTCTGCGTTGTGGTAGATGTTGGAAACCGATTGATTCAGATTACAAAGAAGCTTTGATATTTTCCAACAAACAACTTGGTGACGGATTTATTGAACTCTATCGAGAAGAGACTAAATTATCCTAATACTCTAGAGGAGGGTTAATGGAGAACAATTTTTCTGAAGTGATGAATGGAGAATTTGAACCAGATATTGATATTTCTGGACAAGAGCGCAACGATTTGGCAGCCGTGATGACGATGCCCGGTTTTACAGTAATCTGGAAATTGATGAAGGCTTCTGTAGATCAGCTTGGTTTGAATTTGATGAACACTGCTACCGGTAATAACGATCAGGTTTTGGCAAAGCATCGGGATTGGAAAGTAGCTGGTCAGTTTGCTACTATCTTGGCCAACCTGATGAACCGTGAGAAAGAGATTTATGTGTCCCGTATACCTAACCCAAAGCCAGTAGATTCTGGTGCGGGCTTGGATATTGGAGAATTCACCCAACCGGGTGAGGAATTGAACGAAGGAGAAGCGTTCTAATGAAATTCTGGGTGAAGGAACAAGAGGAGGGAACACAATGATTGGAGCTATTGAACAGTCAGTGCAGGATGCGCCCGTTTTAGAAGAACAGAGATATATATATCAGCCTATCGATGAAAACGGCAGGAATATCGGTGCCCCTCAAGTCATCAAATACCATACGGAAGAGGAATTACGAAATAAGTTGGTCGAGCAGAACACTCTTTTACTCCGTAAACTACGTCAGAAGACGAAGAATGAACGTCTTGGTATCGTAGAGAATGAAGAGATTGGTACAGAAGTTACACGTTATGTCGGTCCTGTTGAATTTTCTCCACGTACGTTGTCAAATGAGGAGTATGCAGAGATTGCACACGATCTGACTAATCCTGAGACAGCAATAGAAGCGCAAAAGCGGTTGTTTGAAGCGTCTTTGGGCGCTTCGGCAGATAAGGTTGGAGAGACACTGCGCTCTTTGCAGGAAGATGTCATGGCAACTCGTGCTGTGGCCGAAGCAAATGCGTTTATAGCGGAAACGCCTGAGTTTTACAAGTGCGAAGAGAACGCAAATACATTGGCAGCATATTTGTCGCGTTACAATTTGGCACCTATTCTGGCCAATTTTAAATATGCCTTCAATAAGCTGAATGAACTCGATCCTTCACCTTTTGTTACACGGCCCTCTGATATCCCAACCCCAGTGACGGTTGCCCCCGCACCAGTAGTTCGTGAGCCGGTTCTGACCGTACACGAGGAGCCACGGTCTACAGAGTTTCCCTCAATTGGGTTAGGCAGCGGTCTCACTCGTGAAACTTCAGGGGATGTACAACCTGTGGTTACTGTAGGAGAAGATATATTTTACGATGTCTCGCGCGATGGTAAGTTAGTACGTTTGACCGGATTGGCAGCAGTTAATGCAATGCCCGGTGATGAGTATGGTCGCCGCATCCGCAATGAACGTAATTTTCAAAAGAAGGTCGATTCTCTTTACGTTGCTGAGGGCGCTAAGAAACGGCAGGCAAATCAAGGTAGTATTTAATGACTGCTTTCTGGGCTGTTTTAGTTGTGTGTTGTCTGTCCGGGACTCTTCATTGTGAGAATCAACGACACCGCCACCACTCTCACTCTCACTCTCACCCGAAGAAGCCGACGACCGTATCTCCAGCCCAGCAGGTCCCTCCCTTAGCGCCTGATGCGCCGCTGGGGGACACTTGCGGCGGTGGTTGCTACACGATTGGAGAGGCTACGGTTTCGTACGAGGTGGACCTGATCTGGGATGCCCCCGACGATTCAGCAGACCCAGTTGTAGGATATAATGTCTATCGTTCCGCATCAGGGGCAGGGGAGTACGCGTTACTGAACACGGAAGTCGTGACAGTTACAGACTTTGCAGATATGACACCTGTCATCGAAGTTTCATATGATTACGTCGTGACATCGGTCGATGCCAACGGCGTGGAAAGTGTACCGTCGAACGTGTACACGGCAGCTATTCCATAGAACCTATCTAGCTTACAATCAGTTGCATCAGAGGGTTTGGCCCAAGCAGTTAAGGCCCAGAGATGAGAGGAGACAGTACTATGCATGATAAATTTACCGGAGATGCTGTTGTTGCAAAAGATATAGACGATAAGTTATTTGTTTACGTCAAGAGTGGTGCGAAAATCATTGCTTTAGAAGCTTTTTTATCCCAGTATGATATACCTTCTTTGCAATGGAAAAACAACGACGGTACGGTGCGTCCTCTCCAAGCTGGTGATGATATATCGTCTGTGACCGTTCTGTGCGATTTGCCTTTAGAAAATAAGGATCAAATTGTATCACTTGTTGATCATCCAAAAATTGAAAAAGTTACATTTCAAGTATTCTATAAGGCTGGAGTGCAGGTTAAAGATGTAGATTCTTTTTCAACTCATGAATGTTTGCTTGAATTTGCAGCAAAATCTGCTACAGTGTGGGCACGGTATCTTCGTGACACCGGTATGAAGACAATCGGATAAGTAAGTACATGCTGATACGCGAGTACAGGAAGGAAGATTTCAAGCGCGTTTGCGAGATCAACAAAGAGTGTCACGGTGAGTGGGCCAGTCCCGATCTTCCCCTTCTTGTAGCACTAAAAGAAGGCAAGACATGGGTAGTGACGGAAGGAACCGAGATTATCGGATTCTTGTTATCCACTCTCCGATACTGGCGTGCGTCCAATAAGACACTGCCTTATGTTTTCAACGTATCTGTGTTACCCGTGTATCAACGACGCGGTATTGCAACAGCACTGCTCAAGCATTTCGAGAAGTACTACAAAAGTTTCAGCCAGTTTGGACTTTATGTTCGGACTGACAACCCGGCACGTTCTCTATACCTGAAGTTGGGATACAAAATAGTGGAAGTGTTGGATCAGTTTTACGGCAAAGATAAGCATGGCTTCTTTATGGTGAAGCAGAGTATTTGACATTCGAGGAGGAATGTATATGAAAAATAAGATTACAAACGAGATAAACGGCTGCGATCAGGAAACAACAAAAGCAGTAACAAACTATGACCCATCGATTGCTGCCGAGAAACAGAAGCAGGCCGATGAGCTTCACGCGGAAGGCCGCAAGCTTCAAGCGGGTGCTTATTTTCTTCTTGATCATCCTGAATTCGATGAGTTCATTCAGTTAATCAGAAAAGGTTCTATACAGATTTAAGTTTTGTCCCCAAAAATTGGACAAAAAGGATTGATAGTCGGATTACTAGGACAATCTACCAAGTTTGCGTGAGGTAAACCTTCAGGCGTGTCTAGCCAAGGTTCAATGAGAGGGCAGTCGGATTACTGCACCTGTGTAGTTGACGCATGGATGAGACCAGAGAACATAACTAACTTTCTCTATGGAGGAGAGGGTTTGTAATGTTATTTGCATCTCTTACAAGGAAACTACTAACGTGGCTGCTTATAGTCCGTCAAGTAATAATCAGAGTAATTTACCCCAGAGTACGGTAAAGTATTAACAAAATGGTACTTTTAAAACCTTCTTTAATCGACTCGAACCCTGAAATGGCAACGAGGCGGAAGTCAGAATGGTTCCATAATGGAACTAAACTGACACCGTGAGAGACTAAACAAGAGGGCGTCAATAAGCTGACGATGCAATAGTCCGACCTTACGGGAATAGAACCGTAAGAAATGGGCAGAAATGTTCCCATTCGTATATACATATCAGTAAGTATATACGTAACATAGTGTATGATAAGAAATTCAGAGAGAATCTTAAGGCGCAGACGCCTTTTGTTGCTGTCTCTGAGCGCCTTGATCTACCCATGAAGTCGGGTAATCAGTATGAATTGTTCATGTATGTGCCTTTTGCCGCTAATACCACTCAGACAACTGAAGGTACGGTTGGATCAGGCATTGCAATCAATGTTCTGACTACGACTGCTACCATCGGTGAATACGCAGATTATGCCAATTTTAGCTCGCTTTCACTGGCGACTGCGATTGACAACACTGTTGAGAACGTTGCGAAGGAACTAGCGTATCGTCTTGGTGAGTCGTTGAGCGCACTTGTGCGTGCGACTGCGGACGGTGCGAATGCTGTCGATCCCAGCGTGCTCGTTACGCTCCCCGCGACTTCCACAACTTCGTATACAACCCTGAGCCTTAACCAGATTCGTAACTCTGTTCAGAGTCTTGCTGGTCGCTCGGTTCGTCCGTTTGAAGGCAATGCTTTCGCTGGCGTTTTGCATCCGTTTGCTCTTGGTGATGTCACTTCCGATGTTAGCAATAACTCGCCAATTGATATCCTGAAGCACACCCCGGTGGGCCTTGCCAAGATGGAAGACCTTGTTTCTACCGATCTGACTGAAATGATTGAATTGCCGACTTCGGGCGTGCATTTCTTCCAGACCAATCAGGTCACATCGACTCCCAACTATAAAGGCGTAACCGGTCTGACCGCGCTGCGTACTTATATCTTTGGACGCGATGGCATCTTCAGCATTAAGCTGGGTGCGCAGGGTGATACTGCATTTGGTGACGGTGAATACCAGAACATCAAGTGCAACATAGTACAGAACGCAGAGCCGACAGTTGCTGACCCTGAAGGTTTGATTCCGGGGTGGACATCTTATCGTGTTCACTTCACAACCTCGCTCGGCCCGGATACAACGATCCGTATTAGGGAAATAGACGCTGCATCAGCCATAAGTTGATGAATACAAAGGACTTATTGGAAGCGATCTAAACAATCGCTTCCGTTGGTCTTTTCCGCCATCCGTCTGGGACGCTGGTTTAGTTTTTGTTTTCAAGGAGATTATTAACTTATGAGTTTGAATGCAGTTTTTCAGGGGCCTCCGGCTAATGTGCCGAGTCCCGGTGCTGCGGCTGCGCTTGGTCTGGACGAGGTAAACGGTAATCTTTATTACACGTCTCCTCAGTCTTCCGGGTGGCAGTCCATCACTACAGCTATAAGCAAGTCTGTTGCGCTTGCGCAGACCGCTAACAACGCCAATTTGCTTACCTACACTGTACCAGCCACGGGGCTGTATAAGGTAGATTACTACTCTGTATCCACCAATACACCCACCGGCGCTACACTGCCGAATGCCAGTGTGGTGTTTACAGATGCCAATACAGGAGCTTCTACCACAGCAGCCACAGCAGATTTGGGTAGTGTAAGTGCGGCTAATACTGTTAATTCGGGTTCAGTTATTGTGAACGCGAAAGTCGGCACTACGATTGTCGTATCGACTGCGAACTATGCGGCTGGTTCAGGTACGGCTTTGGCCTACAACGCTAAATCGCGTATTGAATATCTTGGCTAATCCAAGATTTTTGGAGAATAAATATGGCTTTTAATCCTACTTACCCCGGTCAAACGACAGGGTTGGGTGTTGCTGCCAAGATTGCTGTTACAGGTAATGTCGTGGATAATGTGGCCGATAAGGTTACAGTCCCCGGCTTCAATAATGTACAGCTTTCAATCAGCGGCATTAATGGGTTTCCTACATCTTTTCAGCTTACTCCGGTAATTGAAGATGCTGCGGGTAATCCTTGGTCAGCACCCGGCGCTGCGTTCACGCTTTCAGCGGTAGCAGCTTCTACTCCGGGCGCACTGACTCTCACTTCGGTTGCGGCTTCGGCTAGTGGCGTTGCGGTGTATACCGGAACGATTACTGGTGGAGGTTCCAGCGCTTTTGAGGGCATTCAGTTTGTTGTCACTGGCTTTGATGATGCTGTGAATAACGGCACTTTCTATTGCACAGCGTCCACAACTACAACCCTGACTCTGACTAACGCTATTGCTGTTGCGGACACGCATGCAGCGACAGCCACCGGAGCTAGCGGTTCAGCAGTTTATACAGGCAACATCGTCGGCGGCAATTCCAGTGCTTATGCTGGAGTGACGTTTGTGGTGACCGGATTTACCGCTGCGAACAACAACGGAGATTTCATCGCCACGGCATCAAGCGGTACGACACTCACCCTGTCGAACCCGAATGCCACGGCTGTGACGGCTGCCGGTACAGCTACATCTCAGGAATTGATCTCGCCTGTTGCAAACCAACTTGGCGCGGCTTCTCCTTATTCGTTGCTGGCGTATTCTGGAATTACCAATACTGGTAGTTCGGTGGTGTCCGGTGGTAACATCGGTTCGTCTCCGACTGTCTCGATCACTGGGTTTCCTCCCGGCGTTCTGACACCGCCTACGGTTGTCAATAACGCTGCGGCTGGTGCGGCTCAGACGGCATTGGCGGCTGCGATCACCTATTATCAGGGATTGACTCCGACTCTTTCGGGTTTGACCAATCTCAGTACAGGTGGTAATGGTTCCACTGCGGCTACTTACACGGCTGGTAATTACTTTGGGTCTACAGGTTTGACGATGCCTACCGGCATCATCCTTGATGCGCAGGGTAATCCCAACGCGGTGTTCGTATTCGTGGCTGGTTCCACAATCAACCTCGCAAGCGGTCAGACTGTGGCACTCGTAAACGGCGCACAGGCTGCGAATGTTGTGTTCGTTGCGGGTAGCTCCTTTACCTCGGTTGCTACTTCGACTGTGAATGGAAACATTCTTGCAGTGGCTAGCGTTACCCTTGGTGGAGGTGTCCTGAATGGTCGTGCATTGGCTAATACTGGTGCGGTGACTATCTCAACGGCTACTACTGTTGCGGTTCCTTTCGTCGGTGGAACGGTGTTCGGTAACGCGCTTACGTATGTGGCTTATGGATTCAAATCCAGTCTGCCAAATACCTATGTGCCTTACGGAAACCCTAATAACCACGCTGTTTGCACGGTCTCGCCTACGGGTCTGATTAGCGCCGGTGTGGTTGAAGGTGGATCGGTTGTGGAAGTTTCTTTCCCGGCCTTTAACAACTCGATTGGCGATATTATCAGCCCAACCAATATCATGAATGGTCTTCCGGTCAACAAGATATATTCGGAGATCAACGTGACGGTTGGTAGTTGATAACAACATAGCGCCCTCTTCCTTGACGAAGGACACAGAAGATGCGCCCGTACTTTATACTAGTTATTAAAAAACGGGCATGAGGGCGCTTGCTTGGAATGGATTAACCAGAGACAAAGAATCTGCACAGTACTTGCAGAGTCGCAAATGGTCCCATTCATGTACAAAGTTTTGTCCTTTTTCTGGGAGGAGAAATGGATTTTGCAGCAATCGATGAGCACGTACAGGTAGTACAAAAAATTAACAGGATCATGAGGGTCCATAACAAAAAGTTGCGGACCCGCCTGTTAGAAGCACAGCGCCAAATGGACGATGTGTTTTTGGAACTGGATTCAACTCCCTCATTGGCAGAAGAAGCTCTGGAAAAAATCAGGACGCTCGGTGGAATTACATGCGGTCCCGATGATTACGATACGATTGTAAAAGTGGCAGTAGCCTCTCTTGCGAATCCTATTATTGTAGTCGAACGTTCTAAAGACGTAACCCCGACAGGCCAGAGCCAGTTTTCTGATTAATGATTTATGGGGTATTTAATGTGGACCCGCGTAGGGCATAGGGTGCAAGTCCCAAAGTTTTTATGCTGGTATGAAAGGTGGATTACCGGACATACTATGCTTTTTCTCTCCGCTTAGGACGGCCATCCGGCTG